TTTCTTTTTTTACCGGGTGGTTTTCTGAACGACCAAAAATACTTTCTACCAATGTAACGTCGTGAGTTGGACTTATTGGTAATGAGATAAACAAACCCGAAGTAATCCCCAATATCAATACTATCAAAAGGTTTGTTATCAAACGTCCATGGATTCTCATAACTTACACCATTATTTATGTCCAAGCTCATCTTATAGAATTCAATGAGCTATTATTTATCTTTAACCGGGACAAACCTAGTCTAGCAATAAAAAAGCACCCTGTCAAGGGTGCTGAGTATTATGTGAGTTTTGTATCAGACAGGGGGAAGACTTACTCCAGAACCACCAAGTCTCTTAACAGCAGCACCAGCAGCCTGAGATTCAGCACCAGAAGTGCCTTTCTTCAGTTGAGTTGCCTTCTCAATCCTTTGCTGCTTTCTATGTGCCTCAGGATTAATAGGTGGCATCATCTGCTCTTCAACCTTTTTTTCAGGTTTTTGAGGTTTGTGCTGACCAGGAAGTCTATCCCTGCTCGGTCGATACTTTGCTTCATCTGCTTTTTGAGACTCTTTGGTTGGGAAGTATCCAGACTCAGCAACGATGCTCTGGATGTTTTCTGCATCCAACTGCATCATGACATAATGCGCTTCTTCTACGGTGTCTGCGTGACCCTCAGAGATGAGATAGTCAAGGACAACCTCATAGGCTTCCTTCTTTAACTTCTTCTTGTCTGCTTCTTGTCTTTCCTGTGAAGACTTTTGCATAGCGCGGAGCTCAGCAGCATCCTTCTCCATCTGACTTTGACCAGTGCCCTTCTGGGTGCCATCTGGTTTGACTTTCTTAGCAAGCTCAGGGTATAATTTAGACCACTGTGCCTTACCATAATCTTCTGCTTTCTTGACCGCTTCTTTGTCTGCTTTAGGAGCAACATCCTTGGTTCTCAACTCTTGATACTTCTTGTTGATTGCCTCACCCTCTGGTTTGGTCTGACCACCAGGATATGCAGGTTTTTCATCCTTAGGTGCTTCTGCTTTAGGTTCTTCTGCCTTAGGTGCTTCGGACGAACCTTTACCTGCCATGTAACCAGCAACACCAGCAGCTGCTGGGAGAGCAGTTTTCTTAACAACATCAACAACTGGTTTGAGCATCTTTCTGCCCTTTGGACCAATCGCTCTACCAATCTTTGTCTTTACAACTCTTGCACCTTTGGCAGTTGCTCCAGCAACCTTTTGAGCGACAGGTTTTGCGCCTCTCAGCAATGCCTTACCACCCTTCATGAGCAGTTTGCCACCACCCTTAGCAAGTCCTACAAGACCTCTCAGAAGTCCAAGTCTTTCACAGACCAACTCAAAGTCTTCGGTGTAGTAATCATAATCAAGGTCTTCTGTCAGAGTAGTTGAGTGTTGTGCTGCAGCATAGTGCTCCAGGATAACTTCCTCATCTTCACTACTCAAAACTTCAACAATCTCGTCAACACTCTTTCCCTCAGAAAGCATGTTATAAGAAACACTAATAACGATATCTTCAACTACTGCTTCCAAAGCAGCATCTTCATGCATCTGAGTATAGATGCCCCTCAGATCTCCCAATATTTTTTGTGACATTGCTACTAATTAAGTCTTTATAAGAATATTTATAATTTACTTAAGACCAGGTACGTATTGCTTTGCTTTTGATGCTAACCACTTACCTGCTTTTGACTTTTCAACCTTCTTAGCAAGACTGCTTCCTGCCTCAGCACCCTTAGCATATCCATAAGCGCCAGCAGCTGCAGCACCAATACCACTCTTGGTAACAGCACCACCAAGTGCAGTTCCACCAGTGCCTCCTAAGAATGCACCACCTGCTCTCATGGCACCTCTGAAGAGTTGTCCCAGTTTTCCTTTACCCTCTGCTTTTGCTCTTGCTGAACCAACTTTATATTCTTGAGCAGCACCAAGGGCACTGAGGACACCACCAGCACCTACTCTACTGCGAGCTTGGCTCTTAGAAATAGACTTACTAACCTGCTTACCAACATCCTTTGCCGTCAATTCTTTTGGTTTGCTGGGAGTTGGGGTTACTTCCGCTTTTGGTGGTTGATACTTGACGACCGCACCTGCTTTACCAGAATGAATTCTCTTTCTTTCTGCCTTTGATAGGTAGTTTCCTTGACTATCAACACCATGTGTTGTTGCATTTACAGGTCTTTGAGTAGGTCTATCCTTCTTAGATACTTGAAACTTGGAAGGGATTTCACTATATGATTTTGATGCTTGTGGTTTTGATGGAGTTGATGGGGTGCTAGGTTTAGACTTAGATGCTCTAAGATCTCTAATTGCTTGTCTGACTGAAGATCTATCAGGAGCACCAATTGGTTTGGATTGTTTTGGTTTAGTAGTAGCTTTCCAATCTATATCAGGATATCCTTGCTTTTTCTGCTGTGCAGCCTTCATTTTAGTAATTATATCAATCTTAACATCACGACTAGGACGAATTTTGAGTATATCCTTGAAAGGTCTGTTAGTGCCTTTTGGTTGGTCCCATACATTACCACCTAACTTAGCAGCACGAGCCTGTCTTACTTCTCTCTTGACATAGGGGTTTCTTTCGTCTGCCTTCAATCCACCCTTTCCAGTGGGGAAAGATCTTCTAGCTTCAATATCAGCACCGGTTTTTCTATATGCTCTTTCACCTCTTTCAGTCTTGTAATCAGAAGTCTGCTGAGCAATGTTTTTGGAAACATCTGCCTGCTTTACAACCTTTGTAGTTGAAACTGGTTTTGCTGGTTTTGGTTTTGCACTTGGCATCTTTGCCAGCATTTCCTTATACTTAGCATCACCAGAGAATTTGATATTACCTTTACTTACAGATCCACTAACACGACCTTTTTTGGGAGATACTCCAGTCGCTTGTGTTTCTGATGGTCTATTGGCGCGATACGTTTCTCCAGTACCAGATTTGGCACCTTTACCTACCATCGTTTCTTTTGGACCAGAACTTTGTGCTGCTTGAAGTTCTGCAGATCCACCACGATTTTTTGCAAGAGTATCACGAACTTGTTGTCTCAGTGTTTCTTGTCCTGTTTCAATAGCCTTTTTGCTACTACCAAACCATGTACCACCTTCCGGTTTGCTTGAAGTTGCAACAACACTTGGTTTACCTGCACCGCCAGCCTTCCAAGCACCTGCTACTTGTCCCTGAGTTAATGCAGATGGTGTTTTTCTTGTTTTTCTTATTTTTCTCTCTTGAGAACTTTCAAGTCCTCTACGAATTCGTTCAGCAGAAGAGGATGACGTTTCTGGTCTCGACATTCTTTGAAGTTTTTCAGCATCCTTTCTTGAGATTGGGTCTGCCTCAGACTTCTCTATAATAAATTCTCTAAACGACTTCATTATCGCAGCACGCTTTTTAGATATTTATATCAGGCAGATATCTTGGGAAGAGTATATCTTGGTTTGATATTGGCAAAGTTAGTTGGTTTTACTTTAACTTCTTTTTTCAAATCAAGTGGTTTGACCTGTTGACCAGCATAACCCTGCTGTGCAACTTTTCTAGATTCTGGAGATGTCTTAAGTGTATTTACTTTTGCTGCTGTAGCATCTTTCTTAAGTTGCTCTTCACCTCTCTTAGATTGATATCTCTGCCTTTCAGCATCAGACCACTTTTTAGCAACAAAATCTTTACCAACACCAGTGCCTTCTACACCATCTTTTTTGGAAAGAACTTGTGACTTACTTGCTACTGTGTTGTTTGCTGGTGCTGCTGGTGCTGCATCAGACTTTGGTTTTTCTTCTTTTGGTTTCTGTGCTTGAGGTTGTCCACCTCCAGCAAGATCTCTACCAATATCTGCAGCAGCAAATCCCCATCCTAATGGACCAGGAAGTGCAGATCCATATCCTAGAGCAGCACCAGTTTTATCACCTCTCATAAGTGCTGAGGTGCCTCTATAAAGTCCATAAGCAGTCTGAAGACCAGGAATAAATCTGCTAGCACCTCTTGCTACAGCGCCAACAACTTCATTCAACTCTTCTTGTGCCGAATATGCTTCGACCATAAACTGATTAAAAGACTTCATTATCTCTGGGACTTTTTAGATATTTATAAAAAAAGGAGGTCTTTCGACCCCCCCCAAAAATCAATATCCAGACTTCTTCTTTTTCTTCTTGGAGTGTCCACTGCCACAGGAGGACTCAATGATTTCGTTTCTTTCTTCCTCAGTCATAACTGACATTCTCTTCAGTGCTTCCTCTTCGGTTGCACCCTCATCGAGCAGATAACCCTTGACGATATCAAAGAGGTCTAAGTCCTGATTGAGCATTCTTTCTCTGGCACTCATTGGTCTCTGACCACGAGCACGATTTTTTGCTGCTTGAGCAAGACTATCTGCTTTTGCTTTTGCTTGAGCAGCGGCAAGATCCGATGCTTTATTGCCAAGGATGTTTGCTTTTTCTGGTGCGGGTCTTGCAGTTGCAAGAGATGCTTGTGTAGGAGCACCTGCTACGGGTTTGAAAGTACCAGCAACTGATGTAGATGGAACTCTATTAGCAACAACTCCTCCTGCTGGTTTTGCAACTGGTGCGGGTGCTGGTTTTGCTGCAACTACTGGTGCTGCAGGTCTGGGCATTCCAGTTTCTCTAGCAGGAGCATCACCAAGTCTTGCTGCTTGTGCTCTTGAGGCTGCTACATCTTGACTCAATTGTCTTTTTGCAGCAACTTCCTGCCTTCTTGTCTCAAGTGCTCTACCAAAAGCACCTAAAAGACCACCACGATTGGCAAATGACTGAAGCGCCTGTCCCTGCTGCTGTCTTGATTGTGCTGCAGCAGCTTGTTGTTGTGCTTGTCGTGCTCTTCTCTGAGGACCAGAAAGTCTTTGCTCATCAATTTGGTCACCTTCATAACGATGATTCTCTTCATTATGCGAACCCTCTTCAAGAACTTCCATGTCCGCTACAGAAATATTTCTTTCAATACCATGCTCAAACATAACATCATAGTGAGAGACAAAACCATTCTCATCGGGGACAGCGTGCTCACCGAAGATGCAGGTGCCTTCACCAAAAGATTCGTGGCAGACTTTCTTGGCGCAATTATGCTTGCCCTTTTCAGACTTGGACACACAACCTTCTTCTTTTTCTTCCTTTTCTTCCTTTTCTTTGCCGTATCCTTCTTGGATACTTGCATATGCCTCCCCAAGCAGGCGAAGTTCTTTCGAGTCCATCTTACAAATACTTTTTAGTTATTTATAAAAAAGGAGGGTATTACCCCTCCAAGTCTTCGAATGATTTATATGGATCGTAATTACCAAAAAGGAAGTCATCCGACTCGGCTGCTTCCTTGTATGCTTGATATAAATCAGAGACTGAATCCTGAGAAGGTGTCTGCCTTAACATCTTGTTTGATTCCTCCAACGATGTAGGATTCAACTTCTGTTTCTTGGGGAGCAACTTGGAGTCCTTTGGATGAAATCCAATGCTCTGTCCAAGGAAGTGGGTTATTCTTTGCAGGAATGTCATAGAGTGGTTTGAGTCCGATTGCTTTCATTCTACGGTTGGCAATCCATTCGACATACTGTTGTAACAGTTTGTCATTCAGACCAATCATAGAACCGTCTTTGAACAAATACTCTGCCCAATACTTCTCTTGATTGACTGCATTCTCAAACGCCTTGTACAACCATTGTTCTTCTTCTTGAGCAATCTGCTTCATCTCTGGGTCATCACCATTCATCCAATTCTTAAGGATGTTTTGGGTGATAACCAAGTGCTGGTTCTCATCCCTTGCAATCAATGAGATGATTTTTGCACTTCCTTCCATAAGCTTGAGTTCGCCAAAAGCAAAACTGCAAGCAAATGACACGTAAAAGCGAATGCCTTCAAGAATATTAACGTTTGCAACTGCTCTGTAGAGTTTGCGCTTGAGTTCATACCTTGCCTCTTTTGCGTATGGGACTTGCTCTAATGCGTGCATCCACTCAGAAGAATTATCATACTGATGTGCTGAGTTGATGAAGTCATTATACGCTTGAGTCACGGTCACCGCACGCTCCATAATGCGATCCTCTTTGAGGATGGTATCAAAAACCTCAGATGGGTCTGAATAAACGTTTTTGATAATATAGGTGTAGGAGCGTGAGTGAATCATTTCCATGAATTCCCACACTTTCATACAAGCCTCTAATTCAGGAAGGGAGCAGTATGGAGCAAATGCCATACCAGGTCCACGACCCTGAACTGAGTCCAGCATAATCTGATACTTCAGATTGCTGGTAAAGATATGCTTTTGTTCTGGACGCAGCGTATGATAATCGCTACGGTCCTTCTGGAGGGAGACCTCCTCGGGTCTCCAAAAGTATCCCAGTTGTTGAGTTGTAAGTTTTTCAAAGATAGGATACTTGTAAGAATCATATCTTTGAACCCCTAAAGGTTGACCAAAAAACATTGGTTGCTTCTTGGTATCAACCTGATTAGAGTTGAAAACCGTCATGGACTCAACCATTGGTTTCTCCTCTAATCCTGTCTTAAATCTTACAAGACTCACAGTCTTCCTCCTCGGCGTTTTCTATTTCTGAAATTAAGTTGTCTAATGTTTGATTCGTGGTTTCTTCAACCTCGTCATTCTTACTGTCGTAAGTATTCTGATAGTAACTGGTTTTCCAACCGTACTTATATGTAGTCAAAAGGTCTTGTGCCCAGACTGAGATAGGAATCTCATTGTTAGGATACTGAGTTGGATTGTAACTCCAGTTACCACTGATTGCTTGGTCAAAGAACTTCTGCATCACAGCAACAACATTAATATAACCACGATTGGAGCGCATATCCCAAAGAAGTGTATAATGGTTTTTAAGAGATTGATATTGAGGGACAATCTGCTTAAGGACACCCTTCTTGGACTTCTTAACGGACAGGAAGGCACGGGGAGGTTCGATTCCGTTTGTGGCATTTGACACAACGGAACTGCTCTCCGATGGCATCTGTGCGGACAATGTTGAGTTCCTAACTCCGTATTGCTTGACCAGTGCTCTAAGACCTTCCCAATCATATTTTAACTCGTTGGGGACGATTTCGTCAACGTCCTGTTTGTATGTATCAATGGGAAGAATTCCATTTCCATACTTAGTGCGATGGGAGTATTCACAAGCACCTTTTTCTTTTGCAAGGTTTACAGTAGCCTGGATAAGGTAGTATTGAAATGCCTCAGTGAGGTCGTGGACCGTCTGCCAAGCGTCTTGAGAATCATAAGAGTGTCCGTGCTTGGCAAGGTAGTGTGCTAGACCAATGTAACCGATTCCAAGGGAGCGTCGTGCCTTGGTAGCAATCTCTGCTGCTCTAACAGGATATCCTTGGAAGTCAATCAACTCATCAAGTGCTCTGACAGCAAGGTCACAAAGATTCTCAAGGTCATCAAGGTCACGAATCTTGCCAATGTTGACTGCACTCAAAATGCAGAGAGCAATCTCACCATCAGTATCATCAATGTGCTGAAGGGGTTTAGTAGGAAGAGTAATCTCCTGACACAAGTTGCTCATCTCAACTTTATCCATGAAAGAAGAGTGAGAGTTGCAGTGGTCGATATTCATAATATAAAGACGACCAGTTTCAGCACGCTCCTTCAGGATGTCCAAAAAGAGTTCTTGAGCTCCGATAGTCTTTCTTGGAATAGACTCATCTCGTTCATAAACATGGTATAACTCATCAAATCCAGGAGTACCAAAAGCATCATACAGACCAGGAACGTCGTGTGGACTGAAGAGTGAGATGTCTTCGTTCTTGATGAATCGCTCATAAAAGAGTTTAGAAATCTGAATAGAGTAATCTAGTTTACGAACACGATTGTCTTCAGTTCCCTTGTTATTCTTCAATACGATAATATCTTCTATTTCTTGGTGCCAGATCGGGAAGTGTACAGTTGCTGATCCACCTCGGATGCCATTTTGTGTGCAGCAACGGACAGTTGCTTCAAACTTTTTGAGAAATGGTACAACGCCTGTGTGTTGAACCTCACCGCCTCTGATTTTAGCGTTGATGCCCCTGATGCGACCCGCGTTGATACCGATACCCGACCTTTGTGCAACGTATCTGCCAATAGCCATATCGCTAGTAAAGATACTATCGAGGGTGTCATCAGCGTCAATAAGCACACAGCTAGCATATTGTCGAAGTGGAGTTCTAACCCCCGCCATGATAGGTGTGGGAATGTTGATGCGGTGCTTGCTGATTGCGTCGTAGTATCTCTTGACATAATCGAGGCGGGTCTCCTTCGGATATTTAGAGAAGATGGTTGAAGCAATCAGGAGGTACATAAATTGTGGCGTTTCATATAGTGCGCCACTGCTTCTATCTTGCACGAGGTATTTGTCAACGACTTGACGTAAACCTGCATAAGTGAAAAGATAGTCACGGTGATGATCAATAAACGACTGAAGTTTATCAAACTCTTCGTCGGTATAAAGGTCAAGAATTTCTGCGTCATAGACACCCTTTGCTACACAACGCTCAACGTGCTCTTTGAGGTCTGGAATGTCGTGCATACGCCCATACAACTGCTTACGGGTAGCAAACAGCAGCAGACGAGCAGCGACAAACTGATAGTTAGGATGCTCCAGGTCAATCAGGTCAGAAGCAGCACGAATCAGAATCTCCTGAATCTCTGCAGTTGTAATACCATCATAAAACTGAATACCAGACTTCATCTCAACCTGACTAGCAGAGACGCCTGCAAGGTCCTTACACGCCTCTTCTACCATCACATGAAGTTTATTCAGGTCAAGAGGTTCAGTGCTACCATTCCTCTTGACAACTTTAGTTCCGTTGCTCATATTTTCTTCCAGTTGTTAAACTTAATTTTTGCTTCTAAACCTGAGTAGGTATTTGATTCTATCACACTCATGATATCATGTCCAGC